TGAAGGGGTCTAACCACGGCTGAGTACCAGTCGACCGCGAGGTGGATGGGGAGGGGTCAACAATCAGATCATTCGCAGTTTCCTTCTGGTCAGATCGGATAGCTTCTTGAATCCTTCTCTCAAACTTCCCTAACCACCAGCCCGCACTCTCAAAGTCCTGCATACTCGCAAAAACCTCTGAGGTTGCATACGCAGTGAGTACGCTATCAACATTCTTAATGCCTGGAACATCCCCATTCTCAATAAGAGGATCAGGGAAACTTACGACTGTAGCTCGGATCTTGTAACTTCCACTAGAAACAGGGTATAGGTAAAGACTATCTCCCTCTATATACCCCAAGGTAGGTTTCCCTGTATTATCCTCTGAGATATTCGGCCACCTCGATGTCACCCACTTCTTTGACTTCACAATGAAGGGGTAGGAGAGGGTTCCATCTATGAGTCTAGCTTCGATGACTTGGTGCACGTCCGATGGAAGCGCAACGCTTGAAGCATCCGCAACAACGCTGACATCAGCCATTTCGGATATCGCATCGCGAAAGTAATGACGCTTTACAAGCTCCTCAAGCCCTTCGTTAAGAGCTTCATCAATAATCGTATTCTTATCAGTACGGTTACCGATGTTAGAGCTTATGCGCGTTCGAAGTTGTCCGAGGTTAAGAGCAGGCATTTTTTACTCTCAGTCCCATACTTTTAGCCACGTGTGGATCGTTCCATCATGAGAGAACGGCAAGACGGAAACGTAAATGTCATCGTTCGTCGAATCCCAACAGAGGGCTCCTAGCTTCCCAGGGTGATCCTCCGACCCACCACTAGAATCTGTAGGAACTCCCTCTTTCACAAAGACAAATGCGTCTCTCCTTGTGGAAGTTACCCCCGATTTTAAACCAATCTTCCCACGAACTACATCCCAAACCCTTGACGGGTTTGCTACTGCCGTTATTCCAGGGCCGACATGTGGCATTTCAATTGCCTTTCCCCGAACAGCAGATCCTGCTACTCGGTAAAAACCCGGAGGGGAAGGCTCATCATCCTTACCCCTCCGGGCTGGAGGAGAAAGAGTACGTTAGAACGGGCAATCCAAAAGAACTTCCTTCGTGGAAGCGTCTACGAAGACTCCACACTTGACGTCTGTCGCAGCGTCCATCTTCTTCATCTTCCCGTCGCCAGAAGCTGAACCTAAAGACGCGCCGTCCCCATCAGCAGGAGAATCCTCAGGAGTCTGCCTTAAAACTTGAAGTCCTTTTATCTTTATCCAGCCCCACTGAACTTTAGTGGCATCCGTCTGGTCAGCCATATCAGCCTGTAACACTCCCGCAGCTACCTGTCCATTGGTAAAGTCTGCGGTAACTGTATGCGTGTCATACTCAGTAGTAGAAGTTGATACATTTAGAAGATAGGCAACGCAGTCACCCGCTTGGCCATCTATAGGTGCAGCACCCCCATCATATTGAACGTACTTATAGACATTGTTGCCTTCCATGCGAACATCACCAAGTACATCCTTAGACGGTTGCGGATCACCCGCTTTCTTAACACTATCTAACGCGGTCACAAAAAGTACTTTTCCAGCAGACATCTAAAATCTCCTAGTTAAAAAGGGCATTAATCCAAAGTTAAAGCTCCCAAGGCACTTAGTCCGAATCTTAATTCGGGTGCCAGAGGCCATGACGACGAGGCTGCGTTCCAATCATGTTCAACGCTGTGAGGATATGAGCAATCCGCTCACCCTGCAGTGGGATATCCTTGAACCTAGTCATATCGAACCACATACCCGGATCGTACACAACCTCAATGTAGTTCGTGTTGAGGAAGTATGCCGTGTTAGCGGCCACGTTCGCAGACCACATAAGGGTCTTTCCTTTGAACCGCAAAACTGAGAACCCAAGGTCCGCAAGGCGAGTTGTCTCATCCTTAATAATCTGAGTCTTGTCCTCAGCAAACTCTTCATACGTCTCAAAAGTCGCTTGATCACAAAGAATGAGGTTGGGAGACTCGAGATTAGCTGAAATTGAGTTATAAAGTCTCTTCCAGTCGTCAAGTAAGTTCACGACGATGGGAGTGGTCTGCTCAAGGTACGTCGGTCCCCACCAGGGGTTGGTACCAGAGGCAGTGGGCGTTGAGATCACTCCAGCGGAAGAAGCGTTGTCATACGCACTAGGCCTCGCGATCTTACCATACGTCCCAGACGTCTGAGATGCTTGAGGAGGAATAAGGTCATTGAGGCCTTGAATTTCCTTCCCTGACTCATCAGGTTGAATATCCCGAAGCACGTTTGCCTCGTATTGCTGCTTCATCGCATCCGTAGCTTCTGTCGTCCGCTTCTTAATATAATCCTTGATCTTAAACGTCCCGCGATTTTCGCGATCGTCAAAGACTGAACCCTGGATGTGAACGGCAAGATTTCGAAACGTCCAAATTGCCATCGTTTCCGTCTCAGTCTCACCTTGACCGAGTAGGTCACCCTTCTGAACAGCGGTAGCTGACGGGATTGCGTATCTGATGGTACGAGTGATCATATCTCCGCCAGCTTGTGACGTAAACGATCCATTCCCAAGTAACGCACTCCAGACATTTGTTGCATTGAGAACATTGTCTACAGCATCGGGCCGTATCTCGTACCATGTCTCAACAAAACGATTGTCAATATCTTCCTGAAATTGTGGGAGAGTAGTTGCCATTTAAAACGTCCTTTCTAGAGGTAAAGACTACCTCAGTCAAATCGACTCCAATCCTGAGAATCCAAGATCTCACTAATTCTATTTCCCATAGCCCGACGCCCAGGACCAACAGGAGGTCTAGAGCTTGGTCGAGGCTCGCGGGGAGTCCTCCCGGCCATAGTGCCTGGCCTCTCGGTACTCATCCCCTTGAGGGGCGTAACGGGGCTACCGGCATCAAGTTTAGCAAGGTGATAGAGTTGCTCAAGGTTAAGTGATGGATTTTGAGTGTTCAGCTCTATCATCCTATCTTTATACTCGTTAAAGTCTTCGTACTTCGCACCAAGTTCCCTCGCCTGACGTTGCATGCTATCTGTCTCGGCTCGGCCAATGAAACTTTCCGCTCGACCAATCGATGCCTCTATAGGCTTTAACTGTTCCGAGATAATTCCTTTAAGGTTAGAGGAAAGACTTGAACCAACACTCTGCACAATATGGTCTGTGAGCTGAGCGTTGGACATTTCGTCAAGATCCTCGGCGGACATTGAAGGAGGAGCTTGGGCACTTTCAGGAAGAGGAGCTTGCGAGCCGCTGCCCGCCTCAACCCCTGTAAGTACCTTAACATCCTTCCCATCTTGCAATGCCGTGAGGACATCCCTAACCTCAGGGATAGCTATAAGTCGTGCAACCTCGTTCGCGTCCTTAGCATTAGCTTCGACTGTTGTTAGTCTAGCTTCAAGTTCCCTCGAAGCCTTCTCATTCGTGTCTTCCAAGTTATTTCCACTCTCACTCCTTGAATCCGCATCTGGGTCGGGAAGACCCGGAGGAGGTCCAGTTCGATCTTCGGTCATAGAGGTAGTGAGCCTAGCCATTAAGAAGTCTCCTTAGATGAAGTGGTTAGTGAAAGCTTAGGTTTCGCCTGCTTAGGAGTTTCCAACACTCGCTTAGTAGTCAATCCTTCTCTCTCCGCATAGTCCTCCGCCATCTTAACTCTCTCTGCTCTCTCCCTCCGAGTGGTATTGTACAAAAGTCGGTAGTGTTTGTAGGTAACAGTAAGGACCCGTTGGAGGACCCTCAAATCCTTGATTGTGACCGCGTCACTCGATTCTACTCCTGGGTACCCAACGTACCACTGCCCTCCACGTTCTTCTAACGTGATTACTCGGTGAAGTGGGGGTAGTTTGGCCCCTGCTGCAATAGGTCTAGCAGCCGAAAACATCATCGCTTCTTGGATTTTAGCGTCATTAACCGTCATAGTAGCGCTCCTGAGGAGACTCCTTTCGCCTTACAATACTTCCTTAGTTCACCCTTCGACTTAAACCTTAAAGCTCCCTCCCCATCTACATTTATATTCTCAAGCACAAGCCCATCTCTTGGCCATTGAGGGTCCTTACGAAACTCTCCCCCTCCGTGTTCAGCGGTGTAATCTCGTTCTAGTTCACCCTGGCATTGCAGACATTGCCCTACCTCCTCCCCCGGCCATAGGAGGACCTCCTTGACCTCCTTGCACTTTTTGCATTTGTGATGATAAAGCGGCATTCTGAGCTCCTTCCGGGAAAAGACGCTTAAATCCCTGGTCACGGAAAGCACGTACAAGGAACCTACGCAGTTCCGTGGGGTCGATACTAGGGTCTTGTGACAGCGCCATATACAACTGAAGTGCTTCTGCTTCCCGTTGACCAGGGGCTTGAACGCTCTCTTCAGTAAAGTTTATAGAGTACGAGAATTCTCCCCGAAGGTCGCTTCCCACAAAACGTGACCACTTCGCTGCACCATCGTCATCAACAAGTTCAATGACACGAGGAGTCCTCCAGTACTCGAAGATGACCTCGTTGATCTTGTAGAACGCTTCTTCATACGCCGCCCCAAGGGCCGTCGCTCGCCTTCCCATACGGAATCTTGAGCTTCTATCTACGATACCGGCCTCAGTAGCAGTTCTCCGCCCAGTTGCCTCAAACTCTCCAGCTTGGTTACGTGAGAGCCCAATCGTCTCACGTGAGTCTCTCCTCACCCTCTCCATCTCCGCGGAAAGGCCCATATCAAAGCTCTGGGGATTTAGTGGGAGTAACGAATCCCTCAAGTTTATCCCTCCCCGCGTCTTTATAACTGCCCTAACGTCGGATGTAAGAAGTTTGTCGAGTTCGGGGCCATCAAACGCATCTTCGTTAGCAATGATCTTAGGGATCGCCGAACGCCGCAGCTTCGTCCCTTGAAGAGCAATATCCGAGGCTTCTGCTTGAGGCTTTTGTAGGTAGTACGCATCGGGAGTTACCCAAAGGTTTCGAGAGCGAGGAACGAAGTTAAAAGCTACGAAGGGCAAACCCCCCATCTGAAGGTAGTCTACGTCATTCCGAAGGAACTTCGTATGGTCAGTTGCGATGACGAAGATCTTCTCAGTCCGACGGTCATGGATTTCCCAAAGCTCGAGAAAGTGAGGCATCCCCTTGCGTTCTGCATCCGCGAGTTTTGGGAGAGCCATGTCAGCACCAAAGCGGTAGCCCTTAACTACGTTCTGGTAAGAACGGACTACATCCCGCATCGAGAGTGTTGGTCTCAAGTCTCGGATGCGAGTGTACCGCTCATCGGATTTAACCTCATCAACATGCCTAACAACCCTATGGGCTATCCAACGAGCAGTCCGGACGTCCCTAGTTCCCCAAGGTACTACGATATCATGAGGTAAGACAGCAGAAATCCAAGGCATGCCGGGTCTAGCGCCCCCAAACTCAATTCGCCGGCCCTTCTTATCATGCTGCGAAATAGTGATTCCACCCCCTAAACCTTGGATGTCAAGGCTTGGGTCATAGCCGTATTCGGAGTCATAACCTATCTTTAGAAACCCCACTCCCCAAAGGTAAGCGTGGAGAGTAGCCATCTCGACCTCTTCACGGAGGTGAAGGATCTTGATAAGGTTGTTATCAATAGCTTCTACAACAGACTGGTTAGCGATTGCCTCAGGTCGTTCAGCTTTTACAGAGATGTAAGGCTTAGGGACGTTTAACGAAGAGAGAAGTGCATCTCCGTTCGTAAGGACGATATTCGGCCCTTCGTGTGCTTGAGATCGGTGGACGTTGTAGAAGAGAGCTTCAAGGTTTGACCACTCATCTTCTAGCCCATACTTCCGACGGAAGTCAAGCCCATTGTTGAGTTCGTCAAACCATTCAACGACAGATAGTTCTTTGCTAAGTCTTGGAGGCATTTAGTCCTCTTTAGATTTCTTCCCGAACACCGGTGCTTCTCCCATGGAGAGGCGGTCTAAAATCCCCACTACCCTCCCTAGCATTCGAGTATTCTCCTGCATGACTTTTATAGAGTCCCTTTGAACCTCACGGCATGTGTCACCAACAGTCTTTACAACTATATCCCTTCTAGACATAGCCCGTAAGAACCCGAACACCACAAAAGCCATAACTACTAAAGCAGGAACTTGCTTCGCGACTTCTACTAACGCGCTCTGCATACTAAGGCTCCTAAGTCTCACGCAATCCCCTAAATCATGCAACTGTCGCAATCGAATCGTCGGGCGTGCGGGCAACCAATTCCCGTGCAGCCAGTTCACGGTATCGGACATCTGTGTCGCGAACATACCGTCGCAAGCTCTCGCCGACCCATTCCGAATCTGTAAACAATGGATCTCCTCTCGCATCTACCGGGATTCTCGAAAGCGATTTGAACGCCGTCTCAACGTCTGACATTTTGCTTTCAGGAATATTGATCTCATATGTTGCCATCGTGTTGCTCCTAGCTATGCCGCAGTTCCATCAGCCTCGACCCAAGCCGATCCGGTATCGTAGTTCGGTTTGCTATCAGTTAGATTCCAAATCACTCGCCCCGCTACAGCAGCGGCAGGACGTTCAGGACCAGGAGAATCTGTTTCCGTATATGCTGGCAGTTGCTGAATATCCGTGGCAATGATTTCCTTGCCGTGGATAGACAACCATTCATACCCAACCCCTCCTAAAACGTATGTATCTGCTGTAGTGGGGCGAAAATAATTGTTGCCCGAGCCGTATGCATGGCCCGATATCACCCCACCCAGTAGGGAGCACGTATCGTGAACCCATTGACTCGTAGTCACCCCACCGCTCGTCCTCGTAGTTACAGCACTGCTGCCTGATCTCAGATCTAAGTTACCACTGTTGTTTTGAATCTTTTGACCGTTTATCTCGACATTCTCCGAAAACTCAACATCACCTGTAAACGTATGGTCCGCAGTTAAGTCGAATGATTCACCTCCGCCGCCGATTCGTCGTTCTATACCCATTGGATAATCCTCAGATAGAAGATACTAAAACTCTCGATACAGAGCATTCATCGATGCTGCCGTGTTGAGTAGAAAGTCAACCTCTACGAGCTCAAAGCCCTTGGTATCAATAGAGAGGTGAGCAATCGTATCATCTGCTGGACTAACGACCTCAACTAAGTCAGAGCCCGTAACGGTAGCAATGGTATCAACTATAAATTGGTTTTCATCGACGTTGCAACCCGCTAGCCCTTTTGCTGTACCAAGAGTACACTCAGCAGCGTCTAATAGCTTCACAGGGAACCAAATATCCGTAGCTGTACCCACGACCTTAGACCACCCTAGAATCCGTATCTTAAAATGACCATTCGCAGCTGAGGTGCCAAAAGGAACGATCATGAGGTAGTTAGGGCATAGCTTCGTACCGTTATCGATGATGCAGTCACCAGAGGGCTTGGTTGTCGTCGGGATTCTTGTGGCAAACGAGCTGCTTTGAGTTGAGTTAGTTGCACAAACTTTTCCAAAGTCCGCTACTGTCGTTACCGGGATACTGCGAGTTGTGGGACTAACGAGAGAGATAGGCATGAAAAGGTCCTCTTAGAAGCTAAGGGGAGAGATAGTCCCTGGGGTGGCAAGGATGTCCATCACAGGAGACTTGCGGGATTCTTCTTTTCGACGGTCACGAAGCTCGTAAATTGCAGCCTCGACGCTAAGCGGGTCTGCCAAAATCTTCCTCTCATCTGGTTGCGCGGTTCGAGTTCGTGCCCAGAAGGGAATTTGCATCGAAAGTGTATCAATGAGGTCATCGTGCTTTCCAAGGGGAAACGCCAAGAACTCATTTACAAGATCCTTCATCCAAGGCTTTACAAAGAGAGCCCCTGCGTGAAGTATCGGCTGAAGTCCTATTATCCTTTGCCCCTTTGAGTTCCGCCCGTGGGTGATGGGTTCAATCATGAAGTAGGTGTTCTCAGCTCGCATACGTTCACGGAGCCAATAACAAAGACTTTTTTGGTAAGCTACACTTTCGAGACCAATCTTGATCGGCGAAAATCGCCGAACGTGCGACATGATTGCGTTTATAAGCTCGCCAGGAGAACATTTCTTGCGGAAATAGTCCAAGACATAGATATTTCCCGTTAAAAGATCCTTTCCAGTAGTCATTACGACGTTCCAGTCAGGATCCCCTGCAGAGTCCTCGGGATCTCCTGCGGGGTCTATCGTCGTGTAAATCGCCATGTTCGTATGCCGAATTTCTTCCGCAAGGTACTTGAACCACTCAGGTTGGAAGATCATATCGTCTGGTCGAACAGGCTGGTTCATATAGAGGCAAGAGAAGAGATAGGGGCCCATTGAGTCTTTTAGACCCTCAAGGACTTCTTGATCAAATCTCTCAGGGTAGACGACTGAGCCGTCTTGGTCTGGTTTCCCGTTTTCATCTTCAAGGCACGCACGGGAGGAAATGTGGAAAGAGGGCTCGTTATCCCGAATCCAAGAGATAAGGTCACTTTCATACCACCTAGTTCCCACAACGATGCTACGGGAGACTTTTGGGTTGACGAGCAGTGGAGGCACAAGCCTATGCCAACCTACAGCTTTCTCAATGTCGTCCTTCGAAGGGGTAAGCGCGTCTGGCCCTAGTTCATCAAGATCTGGGGCAACGGTGTCGTCTTCTATGATAATATCAAAGTGACGAGAAGTGACTTGAGTTCGGGTTCCTGCAACTTCAAAGGTCGACTCGGGGTGAACCGCAGACCTAGAAAGACACAACGCTTCTGAACTCCAAACGCAGTCTTTAGTTGGGAGTACTTCCGGCCAGAGAGCTCGTAGGAGGTCATTACTCTCAAAGTGACTTCGGATGGAGGAGAGCTTCCTACAAGCGTTCTTATAGGTATTTTGGGTGAGTAAGACTCGGACATCGGGGTTTCTCACCGCTAGCCAGATAGGAAACCCTATTGACGCTATCGTTGACTTTAGCCACCCACGAGGAAAAACCGCCATTATCTTCTTCTTAGAAGGATCCTGGAGGCTCAAACAAAAGTCAAGGTGGATACGAGGTACTAACCAGTCTTGAGCAAGAATGCCCTTTATGAAGAAGTATAAAGAGGACTCTGCCATTTCTCTAAGCTGAGTCTTCTCATCTTCTGATAAGTCTTTGATAGAGGTGGATTCAGACATAAAGGATCTTAGGGTTAGCTGAGTAGCAGGATCTGCTATTCACTAAGCCACAGTGGATTCTGCTTCCTTCCGAAGATTGTCTGGAATGTCCTTCCCTTGAGCCTCAAGGAATGCAACGTTGAGGTTTATTAACTTCGGGCCTGAGATCTGGATAGTAGGAACATTGCGATCGTCAGCCTTCCGCCCGTAAGTACGATCTAAGATGGAGTTCGCACTAGCGAGTCGCATTCTATCATCAGAGGAGTCTAAAAGCTCTCCTAGAGTACTAGCCGCCCTAGCCGATTTGCTTTCAAGAACGTCATGTGCCTTGAGAACTTTGAGAGTTTCATCCTCCTCCCTCAAACGGTTACGCGCTTCCCGCCGACGAGTTAGTTCTTCTTGAAAAATAGGCGTCCGGTAAACCATCGAGGTTGAATGCTGGGCCATTCCTAACGCCTTTGCAACGTCCTTCTTCGACTTCCCTTCTATAAGAAGGTCAATCATTGCATGGTGCTTTGCTTGAAGGCGTTGGAGGGTGTACGTTGAAGACGACATCTTCGCAATAACTCCTAAAGTAGAATACCCCTATTGAGGGTACAGGCGGGACTAACGGTTTTAAGGTCTTAGGAGTTTTGTAGTAAAATATTCGGCAAAAAATTTGCCAGAGTTGCTTATTGTCGATATCACCCCCCCTATGGGGGGTGACGCCCCCGCCCCCAACCCCCGCCCCCATGGATAGGGGTTATCGGACACTATGAGCATGGATACGACAACCTGTCGTAGATCCATGTGGCATGCCATTTGCACCAAAATGCGTACTGAACATGGTTCACTTTCAGCGTGATCATGCAAGAAACCTTGTTGGCATGCTACTTGCTACACCCTGCCATTCCGTGGCAGTCTCCATGCCGATCTGGCATATGTCCCCCCTTGTAGGATCCTGAAACCGCCCGTTTCAATGGCATGCCAATTGCTATAGGTATAGTGATGGCATAAGATGTACAAGCAAACAATGCCAGCAAGGATACAGGATGCCCCTACTAAAGGGGGCAAGGCTACAGATCTTTGACAACTAAATAGGGATATCACAATGTGTGCCTACGTGCACGATGTTGTGGTGTAGGGAGCGTAACAGGGCGTTATCTTCGGCTGGTAGACAACGCACCTTAAACTCATAGCAAAGCCAGCCATGGAAATTTTGAAGATGT